TGCCAAGAAACGCTACATCCTGAACGTGCACAACAACGAGGGTGTGCAGTATGCGAAACCTAAACTGAAGATCATGGGCATTGAAGCAGTCAAGTCCTCGACTCCTGCCTCCTGTCGTGATGCTCTGAAGGGTTTGTTCAAGATCATGATTACTGGTACTGAGAAGGACACGCAGAATGCGATACAACTATTCCGCAAGCACTTCAACAGTCTACAACCGCATGAGGTCGCATTCCCACGTGGTGTGTCAGACATAGGTAAGTGGCGTGACCACAATACTGTATACAAGAAAGGATGCCCGATCCACGTGCGTGGTGCCCTGACATATAACAAGTTGTTGAAGGACGGTGGTCTAGAGAAACGTCACACTGCCATCAAGGATGGAGAGAAGATCAAGTTCATCTACCTCAACCCAAAGAATCACATCAAGCAGAACATCATCTCGTTCTACGACTATCTGCCTGAGGACTTTGGTCTGCATAAGTATGTTGACTATGATAAACAATTCGACAAGGCATTCCTCGCTGTTGTTCGACCAGTACTCGAAGCAATTGGTTGGTCAGAGGAAGAGTCCGTATCACTTGAAGACTTCTTCGGATAGATCATGTACTCGCTAACAATCTTCAAATCCGCATTCGATAATAAAACGCACAGACGGGCAGACTTCGCCACATGGGAGGAGTTCACTGCCCTGTTGGAATTCCTGTCCAAGCAACCACTTGATACCAAGTTGGATGCATACCTCATCAGTCCTTCCCTGTATGTGGAAGAGAGTACACGGTCTAACAAGAACGTGACTCAGTGGGGCAAGTGGGCAGCAGTCGACGTTGACGACTTCACTGGTGATGTAGACAAACTGGTCGAGTCCCTGAAGCACAACTTCATCATCTACTCCACTGCGTCATCCACGCCTGAGAAACCAAAGTTCCGCATTGTGTTCGACCTTGACCGAGTGGTCGAGGCAGATGAGATCAAGCAGTTCTGGTTTGCCCTGAACAAGTACCTCGGTGAACTCGGCGACGAGCAGACCAAAGACAGTTCGCGCATGTACTATATCCCAGCAGACTATAAAGGTGCGCATAATTTCTTCTATCGTAAGACAGGTGCACCTATCTCTGTGGGCAAACTGAAGTTGATCTATCCATATGTTGAGAAAACAGGCAACTCATTCCTTGACCGTATGTCCCCAGAGATGCGCAGGCAGGTGTTGGAGTATCGTAAGAACTCCCTGACCAACACAGACTACTCTTGGTCTGGATACCGTGACTGTCCGTTCTTCCCGAACAAAATGGCAGAGAAGTATAAGTCGGTCAGCGACACAGGTTGGTACACGCAAATGTACCGCATCATGATCGCGACAGCATGCAACGCAGTCAAGAAGAAGTATCCTATTACTGCTGATCAGATCGCAAGCATGTGCACAGAACTTGATCAAGAGACAGGCAACTGGTACGAAAACCGTCCATTATCCAGAGAAGCAGGTGGTGCTTTGGAATGGGCATATCAGAATGTATTTGAGGATTAACAATGAAAGTAGACCTAATCAGTTATACACAACCACCCCATCGGTCGCACGACATCCGCTCTGAGGATGTCATGGGCGATCTGGTCGCATATTGTGCACGTGTATCAAACCCAGCAAACCAGATGAACACTGAGACCAATGCGAAGTTGCTAGCATACCTGCAGAAGCACAAGCACTTTAGTCCATTCGAAATGGTCAACGTGTGCCTTGAGATAGAAACAACCAGAGACATAGCACGACAGATGCTGCGCCACAGGTCGTTCTCATTCCAAGAGTTTAGTCAACGATATGCCAACCCTCTTTCTGAACTTGAAGATGGTGCGTTTGAGTTGCGTGATGCCCGACTACAGGATGAGAAGAACAGACAGAACAGTGTAGAACTCGAAGAGGGTTCTACCATTGACAATGATTGGAAGTTGCGCCAAGTTAAGGTAATACAGGAAGCAAAGCAAGCATATCAGTGGGCAATCGACAATGGTATCGCAAAAGAACAAGCACGATGTGTACTGCCTGAAGGCAACACAGTATCACGCTTGTATATGAATGGCACTCTGCGCTCTTGGATCCACTATATTGAACTGCGTAGCGAAAACGGAACTCAACTCGAGCACATGGAAATCGCCAAGGCATGCGCACAAGTAATCGGAAAAGTATATCCACTATAACTTGTCTTCCCGTTCCCGTTGACGATAATAGAGTCTTGTAATTAAGGAGAAGTACCTATATGAATGATAACACACAGCAACCACAACTACCCACTAACTTTTTTCGAATAACCCCTGATTATGGCAAGGGTCCAAACCCAGTAGTTGGAATCATTGGACACGGAGTTATAGGCAAAGCAGTAGAGCGATCTCTGTTACCTGTAGTTCAACGATTCCTTGTTGATCCAGAACACAATACTAACATAGATCAACTGGTTGAGCAAGAACCAATACTCTCATTTGTTTGCACACCAACACCCTCTGATTCTTCTGGACGCATTGATGCTGGTGACACTGTTGATGCTGTATTGACACTGATCAGAAATACACAATCAGCAGTAGTTTTGAAATCAACAGTCTCACCTGAAGTGCTGGACAAGTTGTGTCGCACTATTTATGCTGAGGAGGCATTCGCTCGATTCATATATGTTCCAGAGTTTCTAACTGAACGTAATGCTGATGATCAGTACTGCAATCCCAAGTACATGGTATTGGGTGGTTTTGAACAGTCATGCAATGCTCTTCTTGAATTTTTCCACTTCAACACATTAATGGTTCTCCCAAAGAACCAAAAAGATGATGGTGGTATTCATATAGTGAATCACATCGAAGCATCCCTGATCAAATATGCCATTAACACATACCTTGCAACTAAAGTCACTTTCTTTAATAACCTATTTTCTGCATGTGAAGAACACGCTGATAAGGGTGTTGTACCGAGCATAGTGGCAAAGGCAGTCTCAGCAGAACCACGCATTGGCAACACCCATTGGCGCGTTCCTGTATTTGATGGTAAGAAAGGTTTTGGTGGCACATCTTTTTCCCAAGACATATCAATATTCAACGACTTCACTGACAAGATGCCTCTTCTCAAAGCAGTCATCGATATCAATAATAACATCCGTTCTAAACACGAAGTTGATCAAAGAGAGAAACCGCAAAATACAATATTTGGTGAAGATATCGCCAGTGAAGAGGGAGAGTAATACTATGTCCAGCATCATGGATAAGTTAAAAAAGAACAGCAAGATAAAACTATCAGCACCTTTGAAGGATTCTAAGTTTTTTGGCACCAAGACAGTTATCGATACTGGTGTGCCTATGGTGAACGTTGCGTTGAGTGGTGACATCGATGGTGGTCTGTCCAGTGGACTAACAGTCCTTGCTGGACCATCCAAGCACTTCAAGACTTCCTTTGCTCTGCTTATGGCAGCTGCATACCAACGTACAAATAAGGACGCTGTCGTTTTGTTCTATGACAGCGAGTTTGGTTCACCCCAGTCATACTTCGAGACATTCGGTATCGATACTGACCGTGTACTTCACACTCCCATCACCAACGTTGAAGAGTTGAAGTTCGACCTCATCCACCAGTTAGAAGAGTTGGACGAGAAAGACAAGGTATGTATCGTGATCGACTCTATCGGTAACATGGCATCCAGGAAGGAACTGGATGATGCCCTGAGTGAGAAGGGCGTTGCTGATATGACTCGTGCCAAAGCACTCAAGGGTTTGTTTCGTATGTGCACCCCATATCTTACAATGAAAGACATCCCGATGCTTGCCATCAACCACACATACAAAGAGATCGGTCTGTTCCCAAAGGACATCGTCTCAGGTGGTACTGGTATCATGTACTCAGCAGACAACGACTGGATTATTGGTCGTCGCCAGAATAAAACAGGCACGGAGATCACAGGATATGATTTCGTTATCAACGTTGAGAAATCTAGGTTTGTTCGGGAGAAGTCAAAGATACCTATTTCTGTTTCCTGGAGCGGTGGTATTGAGCAGTGGTCTGGATTGCTTGATATTGCTATTGCTGGTGGATATATTATCAAACCGAGCAATGGTTGGTATCAGAGAGTCAACAAAGAGACTGGGGAGATGCTTGAAGGTAAACTACGAGAGAAAGAAACTATGACCCCCGAGTTCTGGACACCTATCTTCGAGACAACAGACTTTAAGTCGTTTGTTAAAGAGTCTTATAAGATTGGCGGAGAGATCGCTGCGCTTGAATTGGAATTAGACTAATGAAGGCACTGTTGATTACGAGTCACGGTGATAGCATGCGCTGGTATGCTTATAAGGTTGGCGAGATAGTTCCACTGCTCGCCATCGAACGCACAGAGTATAAGTCCCGTGAAGATGCAGGATACATAAACTTTGTCCAGTTTGCAGACGCAGAGATAGTAGAGGTTGTTGATGAGTGATTCTGATGTACCTGTAGAGTTAGACTTTGTCGAGGTAGAACTGCCTGCGATTAGTCTTATAGGAGAAGAACTGCCCGATGTATCTGTAGAGGAAGGGGTTGACTACGTTGTGACTGAAGACCCCCGCCACCCAGAGGACATAGAGAAGTGGGCAGTAATGATCCTTTCGGGAGAATATGAAGACTGGGTTGTAGTGTTTAGTGATGTTGTCCTAGAAGGCAAGAATATTGAATTCAAATATACTATTATATATCACCCAGAACTACCAGAAACAGAGTTCGTCGTTGCTGAGATGGCAAATTTCATGTCAGTACTGATAAATGATGTTGTTACGAATATGCACAGTATTGGTGAGGGTCAAACATACACCGACGCTGATACGGGAGAAATTATTGACCTCTGATATGCCAAGTATGATATTGAAGCAGTTCTTCACGAACGATGCTTATATGAGAAAGGTGGTTCCATTCATGGATCCAGCATACTTTGAAGGTACACTGAAGCACCTCTTTAAAGAGTTTGTCCAGTATGTCGCCAAGTATAACAACATACCATCACAAGCAGCATTCCAGATATGTCTCAAGGAATCAGAGACACCCTGTACAGACCAAGTCTTTGAACATGCAATTGATATCCTTCCTGAACTGTTTACACCAGACAATACAACAGAAGATAAGTGGCTTCTGGATAACACAGAGAAGTGGTGTCAAGACCGCGCACTGTTCAATGCAGTTATGGAGTCCATATCAATCATTGATGGTAAACACCAGACAATGACAAAGAATTCCCTGCCAGAAATTCTATCCAAAGCACTCGCTGTAACCTTTGACACTAATGTTGGACACGACTATCTCGAAAACGCAGAGAGTCGATTTGACTTCTATCATAGGGTTGAGGAGAGAGTACCATTTGACCTCGAGTATTTAAATGTAATAACGAAGGGTGGTCTTCCTAATAAGACCCTGAATGTAATCCTCGCAGGAACGGGCGTTGGTAAGTCACTCTTTATGTGCCATTGTGCTGCCGCTGCGCTCTCGCAGGGAAAAAACGTGCTGTATGTCACGATGGAAATGGCAGAGGAGCGAATAGCAGAACGTATTGACGCCAATCTGCTTGACACGTCTCTGGATAAGATCACAGA